CCCGGCAAAGCCGTCCGGGTGCGGCTTTGTACGAGTGGGCGGTGGTAGACCGCTCGCTCGTGGCGCTAGAAGTGACAGCGCGGAGCCCGACATTGGTGAAACATGAACGCTATAGAGTTCTATCGGCCCACGGGCCGGGCCTCACTGTCCATACGCCTGGGGGTAGTCCTTTGCGGACGCTATCCATCGCGTCAATGTCAGTGGGGAGCTCGGGGTGCAGGGAGGGTACCGGTGTTGCATTGGGATAGACTGTTTTGCGCGAAAACGCTTGGGTGTCGACCAGATTTATTTCTACCACAACATGGCTTTAATTAGCGCGTGTGGCAGGGTCTCCCTTGTTTAATCTACGGCTTAGGCAGCTCATTGGCATTCACGGTATTTACTCTTATGCATTAGTCACCGCACGTTGAGGGGCGGTTGGACCACGGGTAGAATTCTGGGTGGTTTCATCATTCCTGAATCCGGAAACGGGAAGTTGGCGGCGATAATGCCTATACGACCTGTGGCCCGGGGACTAAGGCGGTCAAATCAAAGAAACCGCTTTTCCAAAGCCAGCTGTCCTTTAGAGGGAGGCTGGCCCACGTTGTTAGTGGGTGACATATCTTTCTGAACTCTGAGCTCTGCTCACGTATTTTTCTTTGGCACACGTAGGGTCCCTCCCGCTTACAGATAAGCAGCTTAAAACGTATTGCTAGGTAGAAGAGTTCTATCTAAGGCCACGAAAAGTCCTTCGCGTCCGCGAGTACGGTGCTTCCCTCGATCAGCACAGCTTGAAGCTTAGTATCGGTGATACCTTGAAGAACCAGAGTTTAGAAAACAACTTTTACCACAGATGGCCGCACCAGTCGGAGCAAACTATTTTACTCAAGCAGCCCTTAATACCCTTGCGTATGTGGCGGGAATCCCGGGATTGGACCCCCGGGATCTCATCATGCAGGGTCACCCTGAACTTTTTGAGTATGAATGTCTGGCGCTGCCAGGAATGACATGTGGCGAGTCTGCCCTGCGGCTCGCCTCAGCAGCCGTTTGGTCAGAAACGAACTTGAAGAAGAAGAGGCAGGATAGAGATCCTCCGCCTTTTCTCCTCCATGGTGTCGCTGGGGCTTTGACTACCCTCCAGATGGTTCGACGTTTGAACCGTCTTTCTATGGGGTCTTTTCCAATTTACAGGTACGCGGGTCTGGACGTGTTGGGAGCTCCGATGTTCGATTTGATTTCCGGGAAGCCCCGTGCTGACAATTACGCCTGCGTGTTTGTACCACAGAACTTGGTCCTCGTGCCTGCTTTTCCAGTGGCGCATTGGACCTTTACAACCATTTTGCCTCCTCCCGATGTGCCAGATCGGTTAGTTGTAGGCTTACCCACGCTAATATATACGCGTCTGCCCCTTGCCCCCCAGATGGACCCCGTTCCGGGGCAGATCGTTTTTTGGCGTGCTCGCGTTACACCGGAGAACGCCGAGGCGTTCGCTGCTGCTGCTGCAGTTGGTGTGGCTTGCAAATGTCCTTGGATACAGGTATGTGACCACGAACAAGCATGGCTTGCCGTTAACCCGTTTTTTTCACGTGTCACCTGTGCGGACTCGGCGTGCATGGAAGGCTCGTCTTATGCGATGGTGCTAAAGACGTTATCTCCTGATTTTATTTTGCGTCGCATTCCGAATAACGGGGTCAAGGTTTTGCAGCATAACACAGTACTAAAAGAGGAGAACGTGTTTGGCTGCCCTACAATTCGTTCCGAGAGGTTTTTCAATACGCTCGCTACTGCCTTTGGCAGTTTGGAGCTTCAGCCTTATCAGAGCGTGGCAGAGAGGGATATCTATCCTTATCGGTTCCGAGTTTACACCTATGGTAGGTGTGTTGAACATGCCACCATGTATAACATGTTTAAGACTCTTTGTTTGGATACCGCTTCCATGTTGTCCCCATACACGTTTCAACGTGAGTTCGAGGTTGAGCCTGTTGCTCCCGCGAAACCCTGGGGTGAATGTGGGGACTTGACGTTGCGGCTTCCCCGTCTGAATGAGTTGTTGCAGCGTTTGGCTGTTCGGAAGGAAGTTACAGCAGACGTTGTCATCGACACCGTGCGACGGCTTGCCCATGAGGAAAAGTGGACCACAGAGATTGACCGAGACGAATTTGAGCTATGGCTCAGCCGTGTTGTTACTGAGGCTGGCGAGAGAGCTCAGCCGCTGACATTGGCGTATACAAACGGTCAGTGCTGGACGTGCGGTACGTTTGGTAAGACACACAGGCATGAGTGTAAGGCCTGTAAGCGCAGGGCAAGAAATAGGGTACCGGACAGACCCTTGAGCGATGCTTTTGCTACTCATATGGGGTTTTTCCCCCTTTGGTCCGAGAGGTTCATGTTACCGAATATGGCCTTCAAACGCGGGACACAGGTCCGCGTGGGTAAGGCCGGGAACAGGGTGATGACGACGAGGGCTGAAGTGAATGCCTGGCTTTCGCGCCAGAGGGTTGATGTCTCGCAAAGAGGGCGTTTGTGTGGCCCCATGTTTTGCAATCAGGTCCCTAAGTGTTACCCGAAGGGCCAGGCGGTCGCCCTCAGCGCCTTTCTTGTGCGCCTGGGGGGGACTAGACCTTATCCAGACACCTTTCCATGTCAAATGTGCGCGTCTGATGGTCACGAGGAGTGCACTAAGCAGTGCACCCCAGATGAGCTCGTTTTTGCTCCTAATAACGTGCGCCCGGAGGTCAAGTTGGCGTATGACCTGTTATACACTGTCTTCTCTCAGTATGTATTGTATGGCGGTCTCACATCCGCTAGTTGTCCGTTGAAGCCAGAGTCCAGAACAGAGTTTCTTTCTCACTTTGCTGGAGAGAAACTTTTGAAGATGGTTGAGGCTCTTGCTATGATCAACGATGGCTGGTTGGAGAATATGGATGATGAGGCCGTTAGGGTCCGGTTCACGGGTTTCACTAAAGCTGAGAAGAGCTATGATTTTGAGTGGACAGGTGATTGTCTTATTTTGAAGAAGGAGGGGAAACCCAGGTTTATCTGTTCACCGGACCCCGTAATGCTGTACTATTTGGGCCGTTACACACATGTGCAGACTAAGTGGCTTTCTGCAAGGTTTTTGCCGTGCAGCCGCATGTTCTATGCCGGCTGTGCCACCCCTGAAGATATGAATGTCTGGTTAAACTACACTGCAGGTGACGCCCAATATATGAACACTATTGTTGATGATGTTTCCGCCATGGATTCCAGTTTTACCAAGACTTTGCTGGATTTCCATGAGCGCATTCGGGATTTGCAGTTTCCGCATATGGCTGCCCACACTAAGGCCGCTTTCCGGGGTGAAGAGCGGTTTTGGGTGCGAATTGGGGAGATTCGTGCCTTTGTAGAGTGGGTGAATGCCAGCGGCGTCCCCGATACGTCGTATAAGAATACGGCTCCATGCCTCCCTTTGCGTGTGTTTGCTATTGTCCACGCTATTTGGGGTATGATAGGTCAGCCGTTCGAACTTACAATAGAACGGTACTATTTGGTGCTTGACGGTATATATACGTCAGCCGCGGGGGACGACGGCTTGACACGAGTACCTACGCACATGTTTGGTGTCGACACGTCCTCGCCCCAGTTCAAAATGGGGTATTGTAAGGCATGGTCATTTTTTGGGTTCAACGTCAAGGTGGACATTGTGCCTCCGTGCCGTTGGCGTATGGCCACCTATTTGGCTCAACGACCCGTGTGGGTCGGTCACAGGTATGAGTGGGCTCCTGAGCCCGCACGTCGCCTGCGTGGCATTTTTTGGCAGATTGATTGCTCTCTCCACCCCATAGCTTGGGGCCGAGGGATTGCTACTCAGCTACTACAGCAGGCTAAAGCATTGCCCGTTGTGAGCCACGTCTGTCAGTGGTATTTGGCCCGTACCTCGGGCCCTGCCATAATAAGCGCAGCCACTGCGGCTTCGCATGAATACTCGCCGTTTCACGGCGCAGTATGCTCTGGAGACATAAATGAAAGGGGTGTCTCGGAGTTTTGTGTAGATTACAATATCCCTCGGGCTGAGTTGGACAGGTTTTGCAGGCTGCTGGAGCTGGTACCTTCAGTGCTTGTCAATCTGAACAGCTTCGTCCTAGACCGGATTTATGCAGAGGAGAGCTAGTCTGGTTGTATGTTGTATGTTTGCAGTTGCATTGAGTATGTGCTAACCGAACACAAAGGAAACGAAACACCTATATGCAATGCCTTCTTCAAAACCATCCCAATTGGACTTGGTCTCATTGCCAACATTGTGCAAGACCATTTCGCTACCGGGTGATTATCCACCGGTACGGCTGCCTACATATCCAGCAGTCGAACGGACAAGCGTGTTGCCATTCAACGCTACTCTCACAACTACGGTACCGTCCGAAGGTATGCGGGGCATGCTGATCAAGAGTAGTACCATGCCTCTTTGGACGGATGCTCCTGTGGTTGCGCCATATAGCTATACTATGGGGTGGGATATTAGTCCTACTGTTGGCACCCCTGCCGCCACATCGTCAATTTGGCCTATCATGCCTGATGCCAAGGGGGCGGGTGGAGGATCTTTTTCTGCGGATGTCAGAAACGGATTAGAGGTTATTGGCTCCAACCCACCTCCTGGCGGGTATCCTATTGTCGGCGAGTTAGACCTGAAGGCATACATATACCTACCGAAGGGGGCACGTGTTTTGATTACTGCCTTTGGGCCATCAGTTCCTGACTCTGGTGCTAATCTGACGCTCGAACAGGCCGAACTCGGAGGCACTATTGCTTCTGAGAATTATGCCTTGAATGTGGGCGCCGGTGCGACTGCCAGTTATAAAGGCTATTTCAGGGAATTTACGATACCCAAGTCGTTTTTCGCGCGGCCTCTTTCTTTGTCCATTAATAGGGCTTGGTATGGGTTCACGCTTAATATAACGGTTATGAATAAAGTTCCCATCATGAACGCTTCAACGGGCAATATGACGCTCACTTGGTCGCCGACAGAGCCGTCGATTCCTCTCATGGTGCCGGCCATCAAGCCGCCAGCCTTGGATATTTCTGCTATCCCGTTCAGCAATACACGTGTGACCGCACTCGCCGCCTTATTTACAAATGTGACTAAAGCCTTGAACAAGGAGGGGACTGTGATGGCAGGCCGGTTCAATCCGGCCACGCTTGATGCCCTTGACCTAACCATGGCTGATTATTCGCAGCTCGCGCCTTGCGAGAAGTACTTTTTCGGGCTAGAGAAAGGGTTTTATACGTATATTCCACTGCAGACCGATGTTGGCGAGTTTGCAGATGATGTATGGGATGCCCCCCAGATTTCTGTTACTGGGGGCGTCCGAATTCCCTGGTTGCATCTGGGCCGCACGGCTCTTGTCAACACTTTTCGCTTTGACGATCCTGACGGTGGCACCAGCCTTGCGGTCAATTTGGATTGGCATGTGGAGTACAGGAATTCCAGCGTGCTGTGGCCAGTGGCTGTGTCGGCTTTGTCGCTTGAGGAGGCTCACCGCGCGCAGCTTGTGTGCTTGGAAGCTGGCTTCTTTTTCGATAACGTCGATCACAAGTTCATTTTGTCCATGGTGTCGAAAGGCTTGGGTATGGTTGCCCCAATGCTGAAGAATAGGGCGCCCGCAATCGCAAGTGCGGGAATGGCCGCCCGCGGTTATATTCGGTCGTATTTGGGTGAATCTTCTCACCCCAAGCCTTCGTCCCTCCAGGTGGCAACTGCACCTAGGGTCAAAGTACGTCACCCCAAGGATAAGAAGGCTAAGGCCGCTCCCCGGAAGCCAAAGTCCGATAAGAAAAAGAAGAAGAAGTAGGCACTAACCCGCATGTGTTAAAGGTACTGATGACGCGGTGGTTCCGCAGAAATACTCAGAAGTGCCCAAGTCAGCCCGCTATGCGCCACAGGCAGGGTCCCTGTGCAGGCTGGTCAAGCCCATCCGTTGAGGCGGAGTTTCCTTTCTCCTTTCCCCTCTATAAAACAAGTCCTGGGCCGCTGAGTCCACCCAGGCCGTATGATCGGGTTAACCCGGCTACGAAAAAATAATGCAGTGCCCGGTTCGTTACGTCACAGGTGAAGTGTCCCGAAGCGTACGATCTGTTAAGGGCGGGGTTAAGTGCACGCTCTCCTTTCGAGGGCCCCGTCAATGCCTTACAGGGCATAGGATATGGTTATCCGGTGATCCATATCTGAGTTTCCAACGTAGACTAACTTCTACAAGCCGGCGCAGGGTCCACGGGCCCCCCG